AGGCTATCTATGTAGGCGGATATAGTCGTAAGAACTCATCTATCTATAAGATTACTTTAGATCTTGCTAATGCTAATGCTCTTGGATTCCCAGAACTTAGCGTTCCTTCGGTAGTTGTTGACCTACCAGAAGGTGAGATCATCAATACCTTTGATACCTACCTTGGTACCTACGCGGTACTATGCACCAACAAAGGTGTGCGAGTAGGAGTTCTAGGCAATGAAGGAGATGTCTCCTATGGACCATTGCTATTTGAAGCTGAATGTACAGATGTAGTATTTAGAGACAAGTTTGCTTATGTATCTACCAAGCAGAATACTGAATCAGGTCTAGTCCGTATTGACCTATCACAACCAGTAGTTCCTAATAGCCTTGTCTTTGCTTATGCTTGGGATGTGTGTGCTACTGGTGAGACTGTTACTGCTAATTCAACTGCCTTCCTTGGTTCAACAGATCGGGTAGCCTTTGCTGTCCCAGGAGATGGTGTTTGGATTGAATCATCTGCAGTTAAAGTTGAGTCTGGTTATTTACAAACAGGTTTTATTCGTTACAACACTTTAGAGAATAAATTATTTAAGTTACTTAATCCTAGAGTAGACACTACATAGGCGGCTTTGCTCAAGGTGCTACAACAAGTGAGATAGGTATACCTTATCCTGCTCAGGCGCAAGAGTATCTTGCATTTAAATTTACTATCTCTAGATCATCAACTGATTCAACTAAGGGTCCACTATTTACTGGATACCAACTAAAGTCTTTACCTGCTGTACCTCGCCAAAGAATAATCCAATATCCTCTATTCTGTTATGACCACGAGAGCGATAACTTGGGTGTTGAGGTGGGCTATGAAGGTTCAGCCTATGATCGGTTGACTCAGCTAGAAGCGGTAGAGAATATAGGAGATACCATTAGAGTAGAAGATTTTAGAACTAATGAATCTTATATTGGATTGATTGAAGAGCTTGACTTTATAAACAAAACCCCTAGCGATAGAAGATTCTCCGGATATGGTGGAATGTTAATGGCTACTATTAGATTGATATGATGATATGACACCTAATGAATGGGCAGGACTAGCAGTAGCAACAACGACCCTGATTGGCGCCCTGGCAATAAGCGTTAGACACCTAGTTAAATACTATCTATCAGAGCTTCGCCCGAATGGAGGCTCAAGTTTACGAGACTCCGTTGACCGCCTTGAACGACAAGTGGAGGAAATAATAAGTATACTTATCCGAAAACAATAGGGGGAAATAATGGCAGTAATAGTTTACACATTACCAGATTGTATCCAATGCGATATGACCAAGAAAGTTTTAGATAAGTATAAAGTGCAGTACTCATCAGTAGATATGAGTGAAGATGAGGATGCTAAAAAAGTTGCAGAAGATTTAGGATATAAACAAGCACCTGTAGTTGTATATAACAACTTCCATTGGTCAGGATTTAGACCAGATAAGATTAACGCACTGCATTTATTACTACTAGAAAAAGGAATAGAGAAAATTGAGCGATGACAACTGTTGCAAAGAAAGCCACACCTGCTGCGATTGCTGTACTGAGACAAGCCACTGCATTAAGACCCAAGAGGAAGAAAGCAAGCGATGGTCTACTACCATCTGCTGCTCACCTAAGTCAGAGTCCTAACTCAGACCACAATACAGGTTATGCTGTAGATCTAACTCACGATCCAGTAAATGGTATTGACTGCTTTGATATCTACGAAAAGTTAAAAGCAGATAAGCGGGTTAAGTATTTAATATTTACCGGTAAGATCTGGTCCATTAATAATGGCGAGAAAAAATATACTGGTTCAAATAAACATATAAAGCATCTACATATTTCCATCAAAGACAACTGCGGTAACGATACGTCACCTTGGTTTGCTTGGATGGGAAAAGCAACAACACTCAACAAGGTAGCAGCTTCAACGAAGCGACTACCAAAAAAGGAGAATCAATGAAAGATTTAATTGCTAAGTTAAAGAGCAAGAAGAGTAAGGCTGCTTTCAAGTCTTATCTTCGAGCAGTACTAGCATCAGCAATAACAATGGGATTAGCACTAGCGGCTGACCTAGCACCAGAACAAGCAATCTTAATAGGATCAATTGCAGGACCACTAGCTAAATGGGCAGACAAGACTGAGAAAGAGTACGGTCTAGGAGCGAAGTAATTTAGTTCTACTGCGAGGTAATACGGAGGCCACCCTTTAAACGGGGTGGCTTCTTTTTTGTTGTCTAAATTTCCCTAGCAGGATCATCTATTGGGCAAGGAACTATAACTAGATTGCCACAGTTAACACAGGTTGCATCTAACATATACCAGGATATCTCATAGTTATCAAAGGTAGCTAAGATAGAGAAGACTTTAGAACCACAAGGACAAGCGTGTATTGGACCTAAAGATCTAAGATCTGTACCAAATTTCGGTGGTAGTTTATCTTTATTTTTTCGCAGGGTTGGTAGACGGAACATCCTATGGATACCTAGTGCGGCGCTTCAATGCGCCGCCTCTGGATTAACTCGCCTCACGGCTCGTAGTATAACCATTTACCCTCCAGTAACCGATATCATCGCATCCACGGCGTGTCGCTAGTGCCTACCACTAATAATTTATTTCGGTGCTATAATTATTTCAAGAGATAGGAGATTAGATTGACTGCAATAATCGGTATTCAAGGTAAAGGCTGGGCAGTAATAGCCTCAGATTCAATGACTACCTATACTGATAAACCTTATATTGCTAAGGGTTATGACAAGATAGTTAAGGTCAATGAATATCTAATAGCTGTAGCAGGTGATGCTACTGCTGGAGATATTTTAAATAACTTATGGCAACCACCGAAGGTAATTAAAACTCAAGAGCCTGATCGCTTCTTAATGATTAGAGTTCTACCATCTATTAAACAAGCCCTGACCGATGCAGGTTATGATCCTGCACCTAAGAATAAGAGTGATGATGACTCAGGTTGGGATGCACTACTTTGTTTTAATGGAAAGATATATCAGATCAGTGATGACTATGGGTATATGAGAGATGATAGAAACTTCTACGGCATAGGTTCAGGTGGTGGTATAGCTCTGGGTGCGCTAGTAGCACTAGAGAGTGAAACCAAAACACACGCTAAAGCAGCGAGTGCTGCAAAGAAAGCAATCAATATTGCTATACAGTACAACGTATGGTGTGGTGGCACACCTAGTATCAAGACACAATTTACTAAGTAAGGAAGGTTTATGATAGAAATATATTGGCAACTACAGTTTCATCTATTAGACTTAGAGATGTATAAATTTATTCTAGAATGTTTTATTAAGTGGGGATTAGAGTGAGCGATCCAAAGCAGTTATTGATTGATGTTCTACGAGCTAAAGATGCTGGTAGATCTAGATCAAAGCAAACCCAGGTAGGTCCATCAGAGTTAGGTGGCTGTCGTAGAAAAGTTTGGTATCGTCTCAATGGGCGAGATGCAACTAATGATAATGAATTAAAGTTGGCTGCCATTATGGGTACTGCTATTCACGCTGAGATTGAGAAGGCTATATCAGCACTTGACCCAAAGGGTGAGAAGTATTTGGTTGAGACAGAGGCTGAGTTTGAAGGAATGAAAGCTCATATAGATTTATATATACCAGAGACCGGAGATGTGATAGATTGGAAAACCGTTAAGGTAAAAAATCTATCCTACTTTCCTTCGCTACAACAGCGTTGGCAAGTACAGGTGTATGGCTACTTGCTTGAAAAGTCTGGGAAAGGGAAGCCCAAGACTGTTAATCTAGTAGCCATCGCCCGTGATGGTGATGAGCGAGATGTTAAAGTTCATTCAGAACCATATGATCCAGCACTAGCACAAGATGCTTTGAACTGGTTATCAGCTATCAAAGAGAGCGCAATTGCACCAGAGCCAGAGCGCGATCAAAGTTACTGCAGATTCTATTGCAAGTACTTTGATGAGTCGGGCAAGATTGGATGTACTGGTATAAAAAAAGAACTTATCAAAGAGGGTGAAGTATTTATAGACAACCCAGAGGTTGACACATCCGCTTTGAAATATCTACAATTAGATGCAAAGATAAAAGAACTTACTAATGAGAAGGAGTCATTAAAGAGTTCGTTAGAAGGATTTACTGGTCAGACTAATAGTGGTATCCAAATTAGTTGGAGCACCATAGCTGGTCGAGAGTCAGTAGATATCGATGAGGTTAAAAAACTTCTCGGTAATGTACCAATTAAAAAGGGACAGGAATCAGTACGATTAACTGTCAAACATAGTGGAGGTAAGTAATGGCTGCAAATGCAACAACAAAGATACAAGTTAACTACGGTAAAGATGGTTCACTTATAAATATTTATGCCGACAATGCTAAAGAATTAGAAGAACTGTTGGCAGCAGTTCAAGATACAGCGACTCTTATAGAGTCTGTAGGTGCTTCATTAGGTAGAGTTAATGTAGCTTCTAGTAATGGTGTAAGCGCTATTTCTTATGCTAAAAAAGCATTAGGTGCTACATCAATAGCAACAGATACTGATGGTGATGTACTTACAGATAAGTTTGGTTCTGTATATACATACAACAGAGCTGATGCACCTGATTGTGTTAATGGAAAGATGATACATAAGGCTGGTGTTAGAAAAGATGGCTCTCCATATTGGGCTTGGTGTGATCCAGCAGCAGGACCAAAGCCTGTACGTATGGGTCCTGGCTATGTAAAGGTTGATCCGATTTATCCAGACTCTGTATCAAAATTTAAGAAATAATTTATGCGGGTTCCTTGGGAATTTGAGAACCCGTTATGTGCAGAGGTTGGAATGGAAATATATTTCCCCGATATAGAAGATCCAAGCCATCGGGTTCATACTAGATCTGCAGTAAGCATTTGTAATAGATGTCCCCATTTAGCAGAGTGTGCCGAGTGGGGTATTACCCAAGAATATTTCGGTATCTGGGGTGGATTAAATGTTGATGAAAGAAAACGTATTAGATCTACTAGAGGTATAACTTTAAAGAAGGAAGACGTTGCTTAATTTAAACAGGGCGTGGCGTGGGTCAACCACTAATGCAACACCACTACCTGACGTATGGGAAGCTCTATCTAAAAAACAGATTAAGTTTCGTAGAGGTCAGGTATGTATGATTGCTGCTGCGCCCAATGTTGGTAAGAGTATGTTTGCTCTTATCTATATAATCAAAGCAAAGGTTCCTACTTTATTCTTCTCGGCAGATACAGATACTGCAACGGTAATGATGAGGGCAGCAGCCCACTTATCAGGACACAGCCAGATTATGGTGGAGAATAACTTAACTAGTAACCGTCATTACTACGATAAGCATCTAGGTAATTTAGATAGCATACAGTTTGTCTTTGATTCATCACCATCATTAGATGATATTGAGTTAGAGATAAAAGCCTATGTTGAATTGTTTGGAGTTCCACCAGAGCTGGTTGTAATAGATAACCTAATGAATGTGGCAGCAGAATCTGATAATGAGTGGGCAGGACTTAGATCTATTATGGTGGAGTTCCACGATATGGCTCGTAAGACTGAGGCTTGTGTGATGGTATTGCACCACGTCAGCGAACAGAGTGAGTATGGCAAGACCACTGAACCACCTGCTCGTAGAGCAATTCACGGTAAGGTATCTCAATTACCGGCACTAATACTTACGCTTGGCTTTGATCCTTATAACAAAGTATTAAAAGTAGCAGCAGTTAAGAATAGATTTGGACCGCATACTGCAGATGGCTCTGACCACGTTGGTTTATTTGTTAACTATGAGGTGTGTCAGATCAGTGATTCAGATGCAATGGGTAGAATGTATAGAAGGGATGCTATTTATAGTGACTCCAAAATACAATAAGACTAAAGGTGCAAAATTTGAGACTGATGTAATGAAATGGTTTAGGAAGATGGGTCTAGTAGCTGAGAGGCTACGTCTATCTGGCGGTGAGGATGAGGGTGATCTAGTAGTTATAGTTGCTGGTGAGACTTATATCTTTGAGTTAAAGAATACTAAGAAGTTAAATCTAAAGGAGTTCTGGGATGAAGCGCAAAAAGAAGCTGCTAATTATTCTAAGCATCGTGGTATTAGTCAGCCTTTATCTTATGTACTCTTCAAGAGAAGAAACGCAGGAATAGATAAGGCTTGGGTAATCCAAGACCTAACACAATGGCTAAAGGAGAAGCAATGATAGATAGACCACCAGAGTATGGGCTTACCTGTAATTGCGGTATGAGAATTACTGGTACTAATGAGAATGGAGTTATCTCTTTACTTATGCGCCATATAGAATCAGGCGTATACCATACAGGTTATATGCTTGCAAATAAGTTTGAACTTGGTGGCACAGAACTAGAAAAAATACTATCAGAAATATCTACGCTAAGGAAAGGAATACGCAATGCCAGTACCAGAGGGTGAGATAACTACAACAGAAATACTACAACCAGTACCAGAGGTGGTAGAAGAAAAAGAGGAGAGTACAGATGCCGGCACAGGATTGGTCAAGGAGTAGAAGATCTAGTAAAGGCAGTTCAGATACTGATGCAAATGCAATACCTATTGGAGTAATTGTTTCTCACTATGGCGGTGAGGTAAGAGAGGGCAGGGCTTGCTCTGTTAGGTGTGTACTCCACGATGACAGTAGAAGAAGTGCGGTAATAAATACCAGAGAGAACTTATACTTCTGTCATACTTGCGGTAAGGGTGGCAACGCAGTAAACATTATTAGTATCAAAGAGAATATGGAGTTTAAAGATGCTCTCATCAGAGCAATTGAAATCCTCGCTAGAAGCGGCAGTCCAGTACAACAAGGATCTAGGCGAGGAAGCAATAGAGTTTCTCGCAGGTCGTGGGATTTCTAAAGAGGTAGCTGACCAGTACTACTTAGGTTATATCAAAGAACCTATTGCAGGTCACGAGTTCTATCAAGGCTGGCTATCCATACCTTATATGACTGTAATGGGACACTGTGTTGGATTTAAGTTTAGAAGATTAGATGAAGGTAAGCCTAAGTATGGTGCGCCAACAGGACAGAAGGGTCATCTATATAATGTTAGCGATATCATTTTAAGTAGTGAATACATAGCAATCTGTGAGGGTGAGTTAGATACCATTATTGCATCTGCAATCTTAGGTATACCAGCAGTTGGAGTTCCTGGTGTACAGGCTTGGAAGTCGCACTTTACTAGGATGTTTACTGGGTATGGCAAGGTTTATATTATTGGTGATAATGATTTAAAAGATGATGGTACAAATCCTGGTGCAGAGTTCTCAAGGATGGTAGCTCAAGAGGTTATTAACTCTACTATCGTGTCGCTACCGGCTGGTATGGACCTCAATGATCT